GGCATTGGGCGATAATTCGATGATATGAGTGTTCTGATGCTGAAATAGACGTTGAGTATCAATGACTAACCTAGCCGACTTCCATTTTTTGCTGGAGGCCACACGCTTGAGCTGTTTGAGTTGGATTGGATGCTCTTTATACTCTCCCTTCGCCCAATGTAAAGTAGAATATCCTAGCTTAGTCGCCTCTTCATAGGCTTTGAGTGCGGAAAATTCATCCGGTCTCAGCTCTTGGAATTTCTTCAGGTAGCCTAGGCTCCGAACATATTGGAAATGAACGGTAGAGCAAGATTGCAAGAAATCCAGGGCTCTTTTCAACCGGACGAGTTCATGAGTCTTGCTTTGAGCCCGACCATTCATTACGACCTCGAGCTCACCAAAGAATTTCGAAACCATGGCTATCTGATCCGTCGTTGCAAAAAAGCCGTTCATAGCCAACCGACCTATCTGAATACTGAGTAGGTTGCGCTCTTCCTCCATCGCTCTGTTCCTACCTATCATAGGGGTGTCGAACAAGGTGGTGGCCGATGTCGCACCTGGCGTGATATCAGCAACAAACCTACCTCGGTATGGGAGTTTCGGAATCTGAGAGTACCGTTCTAGGTATTGGTCAGTGAACTTGAATCCCGAAGATTCAAGTATGACGTGCCAGAGGCCGATCGAAAGCCAATCGACCTCAAACGTCCAGAAATGTTGATCTCGGTTGTAGAAGTGATTGAGATTCCGTGTTCTATTCCATTGCCCTAGGGCCACGATCGTTCGTCTTAGGCTCTCGTTGATTCCGATACCAGGAATGACCAGATACCTATCTGATACTAAACCTGCGGTTTTAACGCGGGGCGAAGAGCTGTTCATCTTCCAGGCCGGCTACGCGCAATTTCACGATATTGTTGATAGAGAAACTCTTCCCTTGAAGCGCCTGGTGCAATCCAAGCCATTTGTTTCTGAGAAGGGCGATATCGTTAATCACGATGTCGAGGTTGACTACTTCTGGATCGCCTTCGGACCATTTGGTCGCTTCGATCCGATTGGACTTCTGATCGACGGCGGTCATGAAGTGCTTCATCTTGCCGATGACCAATCGACGCCGTTGAATGTTCAGATATTCGAGAACCGACTCGATATCCTGAAGCTGCACCCAACACTTCAGAGTTTGGCCGGGCAATTTTTGGCTAGCCTGCTCGATGCTTCCGAACAACGCTGCATCATCTCTGGCCTTCTCGAATTCCTGCTGATAGTAGTCCCAGAAATCTGGGATCTCATCGAAATTATCCGCCCGGCTGATTCGAACATACCATTCGGCCATTCATTTCACCCTATCAATCTTCGTCGCCAAAATCATCGGCCTCGTCGAGTCCGGACTCCAGGACGAGATCTGCAACCTTATCTAGGATTGCATCTTCGCCCCGAATTTCTCCGAATACTTCCGAGTCGACTCCCTTATCAGCCATGTACTTCAGATAGTCGGTAGCCGCGTTCTCTCTAACCTTGGCCGGAAGGTAGTCTCTGAACAATGTCCAGACGTCCAACATGTCAATCGCTTCAAATCTCATCTGCCTCTGCCTCTTTCTCTTGAGCTGCGAGTTTGGCGCGCAGCTCTTCATCGACTTTGAGATTTATGCTTTCTTTGCGCACCGGCCACTCATCCATAACGATATGGAAGAATTCTTTCGGAATTGGACTCTTCCCCTTACCTGAAACCCTGTGTGAATGCACCTGACCCTTGAGATCGGTATAGGTGACCATCGAGCCATCCTTAACCAGAAGACCCAACATTTCCAGCAGTTCTTGCAAACCGCTATATGGTCGGATACCAGAGGTTGTATCGATATGGACGTCGACATCCTTCCAGAGCGCGCTGACGTTATATCTGGATTTTCTCTGAACGGCATTCGTTCTGATGCCTTGCGTCACGGTCTTTTCACCCTGCTCGTTCAGCTTGAGCTTCCATTTCCGGAAGGCTGCAACCATCGAAGCGACGTAGATGATACCCATGCCGCCCGAAATATTGGCGTCTGGGTTGAACATATCTTGGCTGGCAGAAGTGTGAGCAGTGCCGATCATCCCGATGTTCTGCATGCCGAACCGGACGACACAGGCTTTCACCAGAGCTTTCAATTGCTTGGCCTGGCGGCCCATGTCGCCCTTCATATCACCGCGTTCAAATTGGGCGATATCGCTTGGTGTATTCAGCATGCTGAAGCTATCAACCGCGATGAGAACCTTTGGTCGTTCAGAAATTTCAACATCCTTGTAGGTTTCTTCGTAATCCTTCAGGAACGAGTCGATTGATCCCGCAACTTGATCGACTAGGTAGACGTCGACCTTCAAATACTTCGGATCCTTAGTGTCGAATCCTAGACGCTCAAGCCACTCTGCGTCATGGGCATTTTCGGAATCAAAATCGATGACGTACATGCCTTGTCTTTGGGCATCGATCATCGCCTGGGCTAGAAGGTAAGATTTACCCGAGCCGGGTTCTCCTGCGAGAACCATCACCTTCCCCAGAGGGAAGGCCTTATAGAAATCACCACCCATCAACCAATTGAAAGCATAGTGCCCGAAACTCAACCAATCGGTCGGGTTTCTCGAACCAATGCTGATGCCTGGAATGCTTGCGGTGAGCTTGTTTCTGAACTTCGTTAGATCCATGGGTTTCATGTCATACTCCTGCATCCTGGTGGGAGGTATCTCTCCTCCCACCAGTCAGCTTTCAATAGGTTAGCCGTTTTTCTTGGCGTTCGCCTTTGCAGCGATTTCGGCCATCAGAGCAGCCATGTCCTTGCTCGGAGGTTTCTTAGCCTCCGGAGCAGGAGTCGACTCTGCAACTTCTTCGACCTTCGGTGCCGTGCGTGCCTTTAGGGCATCGAGGCTAGACCGAACTGCCGAGGTTGCAACTTGAGTGCCTCCATCGAACGGAGCTTCATCAGCTTCGGGCTCGGATTGCACGACCGGTTCCGGAGTCTTAACCTGAACGGAAGTTGTTTCCGCCTGTCCGCTCTTCGGAGCTTGAACTCCGAACGGACGGTAGAACTTGCCCCAACGCTCAGGATCGTATGGCTCCTGATTCAGGCTGGCGACAAACATTTCCATGATCGCTTCCGCGGCCTTGCCTTCTGGACGCTTCGGAGCAAACGAGCTGAGATTCGGAAGACCATGCTTCTCGATCGCCGCCAACTCTTCCGCGTTCAACGGACGTTCCGAAAGGTCATACTGACTTCCGTTGTAATCATTGCCGAAGCTTCCCTTGGCAGTGAACACGAAGAAGTCTCGACCATGATCCGGATCGGTCGGAGAATATTCTAGTCCCGAGTTGGACAGAATGCCGCGAACCATGTCTGCAACCTTTCCGGAGAATGTCGCGCGACGGATTGGATTTTCTGGCTTGTTCTGCTCACCAACGCCGTCTCGGACGACGAAGAACTGCATCAGCAAGGAAGACTTCTTCCAATACTTCCGGGCAACTTCCTTGAGTTGCTCATCCTTCCACCAACCTTCTTCGTTGATGTAGGCCATGATCGGGTCAACCTCTTCGTTGAAATTGAAAAGGCTAGGAATCTTGACCTCGCACTTCTTGCTGAGATCTTGTCCTACGATGCCGACGAATTCTAGACGGTGATGCCATTGTTCAGACCACCAACCCTTGGTGTTCGCAGGGTTACCATCCGGAAGGAACCGGAGAATGGTTCGGGCGCTCTTATCTGGAAGAGGACCGTGAGGGGTCTTTGTGAAAGGGTAATAACCTTCGGCGTTGCCTGAAGATTTGCGGTTACCTGCCGCTGCTGCCGCTTCTCGCAGCTTAGTCATGTCTAGTCTTGGAATATTGAGTGCCATTTGAGAGTCTCCTTTAAGAGTTTCTGAGTTTTATACTTGAGTGGACGCTTAGTCAAAATCGAGAGTCACTTGAGTTTCATTTGAGTTTCACTTGAGAGTCCAGACAGCGACTCGCGTCACTGACCTATTATTTAGCGGATTGCTTGTGATTGCCTAATCTATTTCAGGGAAGACTTAGGCTTCTTCGCGGCTCCAGACTTCCCAGGCGGCCTTCGGATCACGCTCGAATTCGCTCTTCAAAACCGGATCAGAACTGATCGCATCTTCGAAGCCATCCATCTGTGAGTTGTGTGCGTGATTTGGATGGGATCCACCAAGTTGGCTCTTCCAACTCTTGACCATATTGGTTCCGATATCTACAGGGCCGTCAGCCGAAAGTTCTCCAAGATAACGACCTTTGATCTTCTTGATCTCTTCGAAGATTCTGGATTCGAATGCGCTATGCGGTTCGTCCAGGTCTAGTTCTCCAGAACCCGTTGGCTCCATAAAACCAGGCTCTTCGCCCATTCCCGACTCATGACCTAGTGCTTCGGTTGGAGGAAGTTCATCGCCAAAATCCGGTCCGTGCATTCCATGTTCATCAGGAAGATCAACCGGCTCCACTCCAGGTTCCTTATCGACTATATGGACGAGATCCTTATCTGCTTCCTCATCATCGAACCAAGGGTCATTCGGGACCATGTGATTGTCATCAAATTCGACTTCATCCTCTGGCTTGACCGGCGTGTAGAACACTTCAAAGCCATGAGGTAGGTTGAAGCTCACATCTGCGGCTTCGGAATCAACGCCGTAAACAAATGCCTTGACCTTCGGGCACATCGGATCAGATGCGTCAACAACTGCGGCATTGCTTGCGCCTTCTGGGGCTTCGATCAATTCTTCACCTGCCAGGCTTTCGAGAATGACGCCATTCACTCGGAAGTTCCAATTCTCTTCGATGTAGTGACGAACCTGTCTCTTACCTAGAGGTCCTAGGCCTTCTGTAATCTTCGCCGCTGACTTCTTGTTCTTGGCGCGCCATGCTTCGACAATCTGGAAGCTCAATTCCTTGACGTCGTCTTCCGATAGAATGCCAACTGCCTTGCGAATGAGTTCTCGCTGTCCTTCTCGGACTTCATCGCGACGTCGAGCGCTCTGAGCAAGGAGAGACTCATAGGTGTACTGATTGGCCCATTCGTTCAATTGCGATTCCATATCTTGGATGGATTCCGACGCCATAGCCGGACCCTTGATCAAATTCTTCGCAGCCCATGTCAACAGGGCCACCATATCCTTGTTGTTGATATCAAAGGTTGTCTTACGACCGTTGAGCTTTTCAGTTCGGGCTTCTGCATATCGGGAAAGAAGGCTTGAGAGTAGGCTATCGGACCGAGGAAGTCGTTCAGCCATATCCTGGACTTTCCAGATGACCATCTGTTGCTTGCCTTCCGGGTTCTTTGCGAACATCGGAGGTACAGAACGAGCAGGGCTCAATCTAACTTCACCCTTATCCATGCGTTCTGCCTGTCTTCGAATCGAAGCAGGAGAAACATCGGTTCCTGCATGGGTGAGCTTCTGGAGATTGGTGAGTTTCTCCAACCAAGTCTCCTCTTTCTTCTCCATCGGAGTGACGATGTCGCCTTCGCCGGCTTGCTTCTCAACGCCGTGATCAACTGCCAGAGCTTGTTGGACAGGACCGAGTTCGTCCTTTTCGTCGATACGATTGCATCCGAAAGCCATAACCGTGCTCAGAGCAGCCTTGTTGAAGTCTTCGGAGAGTTGAAGTTCGGTACGCAAACCCTGGAGCGCCGTCTCGTCTTCATTCAGAACACGATTGGCCATCAGTCTCTCGCATTCGGAGAGGCTTTCTTGGAATGCTCGGTTTCCTGCGATCTTTCCGAAGTGTTCCTTGATAGCTTGAGCAGTAGACCTGACATTTTCACGGATTTTCAATCCATTGCCCTCGGTGACAGTTCGGGTAGCAGCCAGAATGGCGCGTAGGTGGTCGAAGCTTTCGCTCAGGTTTCGGATTAGACGGATCTTGGGGCCAGACCAAGCAAATCCTTCGCTCAGAAGTCGAGTAGCGGCGCGAGCGCCCGCAATATTGGTGTGCGGCCAACGGAATCGTTCGCCTTGAGAGTTCTCCATGAAAACGCTGTCGATGTGACGAGTGCGGGCGCCTGCATAGTCGCCTACCGGTACGCTGTGATGGACGATAACTCGGCAGTTACCAATATCTTGGTAGCTCCGCATCGAGGATCCGGTGAGACCTTCCTCAACCTTTGTCTTGCTCATTTCTCTCGACTCCCTAGTCATATTCTCATCCTCTGGCTTAGTATTCAGGAACGCTCCGAGTTTCGGCTGCCTCTCTTTGTTCACATGGTGGGTGGTCATGTTAAACCGACCGCATTCCCTACCGATAGCCGAGTTCAGCTTCTGGAAATCCTGAACGTTCATGTCTCCTATCAAGTATATATCAATCCCCTGGTCTTCCTCCCCGATATTCTTGAAATCAAGTACGAAACCTTGCTTCGCTCGGGCCGGGTCATCGATCTCATCATTCGGGGCAGGACTGACGAAAAACTTCTGAGCATTTTCAATTCCGGTCACCGCATTACCAGATTGGTCAAGAAATCGGACGTTGTACCGCTGCCCAAGGCTACAGATGTTGTAGAGTCGCTGTTTGAACTCGTTGAAGATCTTGCTCATGCAGGGTCCTGGGTCATTCGATATTTATGCCCAGATCTCGGATTACGTTAACGGTAACCACCGAAGACGACGCCGACCGGCATTGGGGCCGAGTAATCGTTGTCGTCATCTTCTGTACCAAAGTTCAGGGTGTCGTACAGGATTTCGTCCTGGGCCTTCATGTATTCCAGGATGCGCATGACGACGAGTAGGGCACAGATCAAGTCATCATGTTCGCCTACCTTAGCCTTCCAACTTCCACCTGCCGCTACGAAGTATTTCAGCTCGCGAATTAGAGGCTTGCTCACGAGTTCTAGACGACGGGAGTTCATCAAACTCTGGAGCTGTAGGCATGCCTTGATCTTGGTACGATTTGTCGTCCAAAGGCCTCGGCGTCTTCTTCCAGAACGGTTAACTGAACTGATTGGTTCGCTGATGAATTCGCCCGGGAAGGTTTCCATACCCATTTCTTCGATGATTTCTAGGCAGTGATCTCCATAGCCACCGTTCGCTTCATACGACCAATAGATTTCCGGTGCAGCCATTTGTCTCGGATGCTGTCGAAGTTCGGCATCGATGATCTGAAGAACATCTCGGAGAACTTTCACCTGCCCACGCATCAACGTCTTGTTGCTTCTCCATTCGGCTATCTGCTTGCATTCTGGTAATTGAAGCACCTGAATGGTCGAGAAGTCGCCTCCACCTCCACCGCCGAGATCCATGCCAATCAGGTAGATCTTGTTTGGTTCAGGTTTTGCAAACCATCGAACTTCTCCGGTGATGAACTCCTCATCTCGACCGCGCAATTCAGACAGGATGCGCCCTGGGATAAGGGTCTCATCGAAGCCGATGAACTTCAATTCATATTCACGTTCCCATCGACCATCACCAATTGACGCTCGTTCTGCATCGGCCCAGGCTTGATTTCGATCAGGATGCTCATCCCATTTCGCGATAAAGGCGTAGAAACCATTCTTGCCCACACCATTAGGTCGCTCATATCCAAACTCATCGAACTTGTCATTCGCCTCATTCCAAATCGTAGCGAACTCGTCATCATCCGCGTAGGGAGTTGAAGTGATGAAACACTTACCACCCGTTGCTAGGGTTGGTCGAATGGATGCCCAGAATTCCTTCGCAACTCTAGGAGGGATGAAGCCCATTTCATCGACGTACAGGAGGGTGATAGATTTGCCTCGTCCGGAATCTTCGGTCGTCGCGACACCTTCGATCGTCGACCCGTTCGAGAATTCAAGGCTTCTGGCGTTGTCCGCAATCAGAGCCGGCTTGAATTTGTCAGGCATGGTTGCGTAAGAGAACCGAATTCTCTTGATGACCATCTGGACGTGCTCGAATTTGTTGGCGGCGATCAGCACCTTGACGTTCTTATGGAAGATGCAAAACCAGAGCAAGAATGCTGCGGTGGTTTCTGTCTTTCCAGACTGCCGGGCTTGCATGGCGACGACGAGCCGATGGTTGACATAGGCTGTCATCATGCGCTTCTGGTAAGGATACATCTTGAAGGGAACTTCTCCCTTAGTCGGATGCAGAATTCTGATGAAATGTTCTGCGAAGAAGATCGGATCTTCTGCCGCCAGAAGGTAGGCGTCTTCTTCCTCGGCGGTGAATCGGTAGTTCCGATCCTTGGTCTTTACCGTTCGGTGAAAATTGTTGCCCTGTAGGAATTCCCATTCGTCGGTGAATTCCTTTTCGGCATCATCGAGAGCGCCACCTATTCTAACGGTCTCGAGTTGGTCTTGGTCGTCTTGGTCTAAAATTTCGAGAGTCATTCATGCATTTCTACGAAGTGCTCCACCGAGCTATATTTCACAGGTCCTAAACCGTGAGCGACGTGTAGAAAGATCTCCTTAATGCTGGCTTCGATGTGCTCGTCCCAATATTTCAGGAATCGTCGAATGCGATTGAATTTGGGAGGTTGGTCTGATGTCTGCCATGTAAATTCTTGTAGGATCAAAGGATGGTCCGGTAACCAATAGTAGATCTTGATCCCGGTTTGTCTAAATCCCGTGAGCTGAAGTTCAAACTCGCTTGTTGTGCTTCTTGAAACGTTCATACCTGACCCTCAAACCTTCAGTGATGGCCTTACCTTTGCCGTAATCGATGATATCCTTCATCGGATTATCGGCTCCCTTGGCTGGAACGTAGTGAGCAGGAAAATCGCCCCTGCCCTTGAAATCATAACCCCAGATGTCTAGCTTCTTGTTCAGAAGCGGGTAGTTCATGTCGTAGTCTTCTTCCATACTCTCTTCGAGGCTCTCGAAGTATGGTGTGTAGAATTCGTGATCGGCGATCTTGACCATATCATCAGCGCCCATATCATCGGCGCGATCGAAGTTGGGCTTGCCGCCCATGTGATCCTTCTTCAGGCGAAGTTCAAGTTCGGCTCCGCAATCGGGGCATTCGAACTCTGCAGCGACTCCATGCGGGCATCCTTCTTCACCTCCGGCGCAATGTTCACAACCTTCCGGATCTTCACCATGCGGGCAACAGACATCGCATTCTCCTGGCATCTGACCATGGGCACAGCATTTTCCTTGGGTGTGATCCATACCATGAACTTCGGGAGGTTCATGTGCTTCTGGAGGAGGTGCGGCGTCATATCCGCGCACCTTCAGGAAATCTTCGTCCGTAACGGCCTCTTCCATCTCACCCGAGGACTGATCTAGTTCTCGAGGATCGACGCCCTTTTCCAGGAGGTGATCGTACATGGCCTGAAGCTTGTCCCATTCCGGAAGATCAAATGAATCCGGGTTGGCGTGCATGATCTCGGCTTTTCTCTTGAACTGAGCGAGCATTGAGTCGACATCGCCACCCATCTTCAATTCGCGTTCGTCATATTCTCCGAGCTCTTCGGGTTTCTTAGACTCTCGGGTCTTCTTTTCTTGCTGATATTGTTCTTCACGGCGTTTCATCATAGCCAGTTCAGCCGGGCTCATATCATCATCGTCAGCATAGAAATGGGAAGCGTAACCTTCCTCGAGATCTGGGTGCATGGAGCATTCGTCAGTCATACCCTCTTCGACATCATTCCATCGTCGGCGATCACGAAGCCGTTGAATTTCTTCGTCAAAATCCGCTCGAGAGTAACCCATGTCACCCATTCGATCCATTTCGTGCTTAACGAAGGCCCAAGCCGCGTCGACATTACCTGCTTCTGACGGATGCTGCCTCTTGAAATCACTCAGGAGCATACCAATTCTGGATTTCTGACTGCCAACTGCGAAATGGTTCGACTTTTCTGGCATCGTTTCGGAGAACATTTCGGACTCGGTGAGCTTCATTCCAGAAAGCTTCTTCAGACGCGTGAGTGATTTGTGATACATCATACCCTCTTAATCAGTTCTTTCTTGCCCATCCAATCGGTAACGACTGCGCTCACAGGCTTCTTGTCGCTATCGAAGTTACCGAGCGACGAATTGAAACCTGTGCGGAATTTACGCGGATCCGTGACCTTAGTTTTGGCGTCTTTCGTCCGGTGAACCTTTGGAGCCCCGTCGATTTCGACGTTGAATGTATCTGAAGAGTGACCTACTACGCCTTCCTCTGCCGGATTCTTTTCCAGATCCCAATGCGAGGATTCCGCTTTCACAACCCGGTTGGGTCGGTGTGCGCGGACGGAAGCAACAAAGGTCAAGAAATCGTTGTTGTAATCATTGCCGTAGGGCACATCTGTGTAGAGTTCGGCTTCTGGATAAGCAGGATCCGTGCTCAGGTGTGGACCTGGCATCATTTCCTTGTCAATCATCTCATGTCGGAGTTCTTGCTTCAGATCGTAATCGCGATCCTGAAGCTCTAGGTTATCGCTTACGCTTCGGACCACGACGTATTTTTCTGGAATCAACCAGGTCGCAACGAGTTCCTGCTGTAGGATGTAAGCGGAGGCCGGGATTCCTAGGACGACGTCGATGATATAGACCTCGGCTGTGCCAACTTCTCGGAAATCCATTGGCATTGCTTGAAGAATGGTGCGGAGAGGTCCAACGATTTCTCGAAGATCGTATCGGCGGAGAAGGCGCTCTAGGGCTTCCATTCTCGCTTCATTGGGCTCGACAACGGTCTTCACTCTGAAGCCGTAGGTCGAAGATTCGCTTTCTTCTAGGATTTCTGCAAACTCACGTGCCATTAGATACCTCGAATGTATTTAGCCCAGAATTTGTTTTTCAAACCAGGCTGCAT